GCGTTATAACAATAGGTTAATTAGGAGGATTATAGAAAACTATGGCAACTTATAATGTAACAGGTGCTGGTGGGACTACTGGACATCCGTCTAATGGTAGAACACCTTATATGGTTGAAAATACAATTGATGTATCAGCAATTAATGCTGATAGCGGTGCAGCACAGAATGATATCATTCAGTGCTTAGACATCCCTGCTGAAACTTTAATCATGGAAGCTGGAATCGAGGTAGTCACAGCACTATCTTCTTCAGTTACTATGGACTTAGGTATCACAGGTGGAGACATTGACAGATACGCTGATGGCGACACAAACGCTACAGGGTTTTCTGCACCAACGGCTACAGCTAGAACTATAATTGCAAGTGCAGATACTTTGGATATTAAAGTCTTAGACGCAGCTGCGTCTGCAGGTAAGATCCGAGTATTCGCTGTACTTTGTGATGTAGCAGGTATTGACGAAACCGACAGAAATACAGACACTCAACACGACACAGCAGTGTAATCTGTATAATTTTAAGGGGGGCTATATGTCCCCCTTATTATATTACCCCTTGTAATATTTAGGAGATTTATGACAACTTACGATTTAACAAAAAAAACTAGAGCTAGTACAGGACAAAGAATTATACATTTAGGTCCAGTTGATAATACTATGAGGGTTATTGAATTAGAAAAAAGACTTGATAATCAAGAAGAAAAACTTAACAAAATATTAGAATTATTACAGAATGGCAACAACTTACTTAATACTAGCAAATAGTGTACTTAGAGAATTAAACGAAACAGAGTTAACCTCTAGTACGTTTAGTTCTAGTAGAGGTATACAAACTGCAGTAAAAGATTTTATTAATAAGAGTATTCATGATATATATAATGAAACAGGAGAAATACCGTTATTATATTCTAGAACTACACAAGATTTAACTATTGGTGATAATGAATATAATTTTCCTGCTGACTTTAGAAAAGCAGATATGGATTCATTTTCTATGAAACCTAAAGAATTAGTAACTAATGGTGAGTTTACATCGAACATAACAAGTTGGACAACTGGTGATGGATCACCATCTTATACTTCAAGTGGTAATGGTAGATTAAATTTAAATGATGCAGCAGCTTATCAAGCCATTAATACTACAGTAAATAAAACTTATAAAATACAAGTTAGAGTTTTAAGTCCAAATAGCTCATCAAGTGCATTAATTATTAGAGTTGGAACATCAGCAGGCGGAACACAGAATTTAAATACAACACAAGCTGTAACTAATTTTAGAGAAGGTGCTATATTAAATACTACATTTACAGCTACAGCACAAACATCTTATGTATATGTAGAATCAGATGGTGTACAATTAGATGTAGATTATATAAGAATTTCTAGAAGTGATATAGCTGCTAGAAAATTAACGTTTATATCATACGATAATTTTTTACAATCATTTAAACCAACAGATGATACTAATACTAGCAGTGGTTATGGAACACCATTAAGAGTTTATATTTTACCAGATCATTCAGCATTTGGTGTTAGTCCAAGACCAAGTACAAATGAATTTACAGTAAGTTATGATTATTATACAACACATACAGATTTATCAGCTCATGGAGATAACATGTCATTACCTGATAGATTTCGATCTTTAATTGTAGACAGATCTAAATATTATACATATATGTTAAGATCAGATCCACAGCATGCACAATTAGCAGATAGAGATTTTCAAAGAAAATTAAGATTATTAAAAGTAGATTACGCAACTAAAAATGACTATATGAGAAGTGATACAATAGCAGAAAGTATTGCTACTAATATTGGTGGAAGAGTAAATTAATAAACAATGCCAACAACAGATTTAATATCCCCATTTGTTGTAAGTTGTGCGGGTGGTTTAACATTGAACAAAGATGTGTTCTCTATGCAACCAGGTGAAGCATTAATCTTACAAAACTTTGAGCCCGATATTAAGGGTGGGTATAGACGTGTTAGTGGTACAGCTAGATATAATAGTACAATTATACCTGAAGGATCTAGTAACTCTAGTTTAACTGTAGATTGTTCAATAATATTTAATGATCAAATTATTGTAGCAAGGGGTGGTGATATACATAGAGGAACTACATCTGGAAGTTGGACATCTTTAACTACAGGACTTGGAACTTCTACTAGAGCTTATGATTTTGAAAAGTTTAATTTTAATGGAACTGATAAATTAGTTATCGCAACAGGACATTCAGCTGCACAAATAATTAATACAAGTTATGCAGTTGATGTTGTAAATGCAACAGGTGGTGGTACAGCTCCGTCTAATCCTAAATTTGTAAAAGCATTTCAAAACCATATGTTTTATGCTGGTGGGACTAATTCACAAGAAGTTATATTTAGTGTACCTTTTGAGGAAGATAATTTTACAACAGGTAGTGGAGCAGGATCATTTAAAGTTGACTCTACTGTAGTTGGATTAAAAGTATTTAGAAATGAATTAATTATATTCTGTGAAGATAGAATATATAAATTAACTGGAACAGCAAGTGCATCATTTGCTGTACAAGAAGTTACAAGAAATATTGGCTGTAGAGATGGTGGTAGTATTCAAGAGATTGGTGGTGATGTTATATTTTTAGCACCAGATGGATTAAGAACTATTGCAGGTACAGCAAGAATTGGTGACGTTGAACTTGGATCTATATCTAGACAAATACAATCTAGAATTGATGAAGTAACATTAGATAGAATATCATCTATAGTTATTAGAGGTAAATCTCAATATAGATTATTTTATCCTGTAACAGGACAAGGTCAATTATCATCAAAAGGAATTATAGGTGTACTAAAAAATAATCCTAATACAGGATCAATAGGATTTGAGTATGCAGATATGGTTGGTATTAAACCTGCATGTACAGATTCAGATTTTATAAGTGCTGTTGAAACACAAGTATTTGGTGGATATGATGGTTATATTTATAAAATGGAAACAGGAAATACTTTTGCAACAGGTGCAACTACAACAACGATACAGGCAGTATATAGATCTCCAGATATGGTGATGGGAGATCCAGGTCTAAGAAAATATATGCAAAGAGTTAATTTAAACTATGAAGGTGAAGGAACTTCTATTGATGCAAACTTAGCTCTTAGATATGATTACGATGATCAAAATACACCACAACCGTCAAAGATAGCATTACCTAGTGTAGGTGGTGCTGGACAATATGGAGCAGCAAAATATGGTAGTTCACTATATGATGCATCAGGTGTTCCGTTAGTAAGACAATCAGTAGAAGGCTCAGGATTTGCAGTAGCATTACAGATCGATGATCAAAATAGTGCAGACTCATTTTCAGTTAAAGGCTTTCAATTAGAATTTACCCCAGGAGGAAGAAGATAATGGCAGGCTATTCAGCTCGACAAGCAAGCTATACAACAGGTGATACTATTACAGCAGCTCATTCTAATGATGAGTTTAACCAAGTACTAGCTGCATTTAACGCAACTACAGGACACACGCATGATGGAACTGCGGGTGAAGGTGGTCCTATAGGTGTAATCAGAGATTCAGATTCTTTAAATAAAATATTAGTTGATACATCTAATAATCATTTAGAATTTTATGTAGAAGTATCTTCTTCTGCAGTACAACAAATAAGAATACAAGATGGTGCTATTGTACCTATAACAGATAATGATATAGACTTAGGAACTTCATCTCTTGAGTTTAAAGATGCATTTTTTGATGGTACAGTAACTTCAGATGCTTTTGCAGGTCCACTTACAGGTAATGTAACAGGAAACGTTTCTGGTACTGCAGCAACAGTAACTACTGCAGCACAATCAAATATTACATCATTAGGAACTTTAACAACATTAACTGTTGATAATATTATTACTAATGGAACTACAATTGGACATACTGATGATACTGATTTAATTACATTAGCAGATGGAATTGTTACAGTTGCAGGAGAAATTTCTGTAACAACATTAGATATTGGTGGAACAAATGTAACTTCAACAGCAGCAGAATTAAATGCACTTGATGGAATAACTGCAGTCGTAGGTGAACTTAATGCTTTAGATATAGGTTCTACAGCAGTAGGAACAGCTGTTGCAAGTAAAGCAGTTATATTAGATTCAAATAAAGATTATACAGGAATTAGAAATTTAACTATATCAGGAGATCTTACAGTATCAGGTGATGATATTACTATGGGTACAAACACTGCAGGTAATATTTTAGTTGCAGATGGTACAAATTTTAATTCAATAGCTGCAGGTGATTTATCTGAAATTTCTACAGTAGCAAATGATGATGTTTTTATAGCGGTAGATACTTCAGGTGGCGGACTTAAAAAAATTGCAAGATCAGCAGTAGTAGCAGGATTAGCTACATCAAGTGCAATATCTAATGTGGTAGAAGACACTTCTCCACAATTAGGTGGTGATTTAGATATGAATGGTGCGGATATTGTTAGTACATCAAATGCAGATGTAGAAATAGCACCAAATGGTACTGGACATTTAACAGTTAAAGGTAATACAAATCCAGGAACTATTCAGTTAAATTGTGAAAATAATAGTCATGGTCAGCAAATTAAAGCCTCTGCTCACTCAGTGGGTAGTTCAGCAGTATTAACTTTACCAGAATCAACAGGAAATTTAATTGGAAGTGGAGATACAGGAACTTTACCTGTAGCAGCTATTGATATAGATGGTGCAACAGATATTGGTGCAGCAATTGTAGACGCTGATTTATTTATTATCGATGATGGTGCTGGTGGAGCAAATAGAAAAGTTACAGCATCTAGACTAAAAACTTACGCACAAACAGGTGTATCTTCAGCAGCAGATGATATTACTGCAGGTGATGGGGCAGTTAATATAACTACTACATCTGGCAGTATTACTATTGATGCAGCTGCAAATGATACTGATATAATATTTAAAGGAACTGACGCTACTGCTGATATTACTATGCTTACTCTTGATGGTAGTGAAGCAGGAGCAGCTACATTTAATAATAAAATTGTAGCAACAGAATTAGATATATCTGGTGATGTAGATGTAGATGGAACATTAGAAGCTGATGCAATTACAGTTGATGGTACAACTTTAGCAGAATTTATTTCAGATACTACAGGAGCAATGTTTAGTAGTAATACTGAAACAGGTATTACAGCAACATATCAAGATGCAGATAATACAATTGATTTAGCTTTAGATGCAGCACAAACAACAATTACATCTTTATTAGCAACAGATATTAAAATTGGTGAAGATGATCAAACTAAAATAGATTTTGAAACAGCAGATGCTATTCATTTCTATGCTGGTAATCAAAATCAACTTAAACTTACAGATGGTGTATTAGCACCAGTTACAGATAATGATGTAGATTTAGGAACAAGTTCTTTAGAATTTAAAAACGTTTATGTAGATGGTACAGTATTTGCTGATGCATTAGGATTTGGTACAGTGGTAATGACACTACCAACTGCTGATGGTTCTGCAAATCAAATATTAACTACAGATGGATCAGGTGCTTTATCTTTTGTAGATAACTCTGGTGGAACAGAATGGCAAGCTGTTAAAACTTCTAACTTTACAGCGTCAGCTGGACAAGGTGTATTTGCAAATACATCAGGTGGATCATTTACAGTTACACTACCAGCATCACCTAGTTTAGGGGATGAAGTTTCAATTAAAGATT